CTACTTACTGACCACAAGCGGCAAATCCAGTGTTGGGGTGATTTTGGTTTTACGATCGTAAATCAACACCTGATTTTCTGTTTTGTGTCCACTGAAAATTTGTTTGTCGCGACTGCTGCCTTCGTAATCTGAAATCCCTTTGGCTTTTATGTCATGGAAGTTGCATCCAAACGGAACGCCGGCTTTTTGCTCGGCTGCACGTTTAGCCTGATTCCACCAGTTGTTCAGCGTCTTGGCTATTACCTTCTCGCCTTTGGTTGTGTTGATCACATACTCGCATGTGCCGGAAGATACATTTCGGGCTAACTGGATCGCCGTACGTAATCGCGGAGACCATTCCTTGATTTGTTTAGTGCCAGTCTTGTTTTGCTCAATGTAAATCCCTTTATCCATAATATCCTGCCATTTCAGCTCGAGTACATCACCGAGCCTTGCCGCACAAAGATAGGATATCTCCATTGCAATACATAACTGTGGAATTGCTTCCGCATATATTGCAGCATACTGTTCATCGGTGATGTAAACAGTACGGGCTTTAAGTGTGAATTTTCTGACTCCTTTGCATGGATTATTTTTTACATACCCACGCTCGTATCCCCATCCGTATATACGGCTCAGACTTGCCAGTTCATGGTTTGCCTGGGTCTTGCTCTCAAGTCCTCGCTTATCCATGAAAATTCTTACCTGTTCAATTTTTACATTATCAGCAAGCACTTTTCCGAATACTGCCAACAATGCCCTTTGATGTTGCCGATAATCTTTTTGGGTTCGGGGGGCCAGTTCTGTAAATGCAGGGGAGTCCATAAACATGTGCCATAATTTAGCTACTGTCATTATGTTGTGGAGTTTTGCTTTTTCCAGCTCATAATTTTGCCAGACTTTAGCTATGCTGGTTTCCCGCACTCTTCCGAGCCCTATAGTTCTTGTGCTTCCTTCGGGTTTCCATACGTAACTGTAACCATTCGATCTAACACGCGGTGGTAGTGCATTATCTTTTTTGTTTTTTCTTGGTCTTCCCATTGTTCAGCGCCTCAAAATCGGGTTCAGCGGAAACCAGTTCAGGTGCTTTTGGCATCGTAGTCAGTCCGTGTGGAATATCCCTGCGAAGAACTATTGGTTCGTTTTTAGGACCGATTACAAATGGGATACCGTGCAGCCTTAACTGGTGTTGCTGTTTTGTGTATCGCTCGTATTTCGTGATCTCTTGAATCTCTGCTGGCGATAGAGTTAATTCGTACATGTGGTCACGTGCCTTACAGCATGACCGCCGCCAATATAATTCGGGGACGGCGATCAGGGTTGAACATTAAAAATCAACCGGATTCGGGATCAGTTTTTGCCAGATTGCTGAAACGTATTTTGCCTGGTGACGGGCATCATCCAGCGCATTGTGGCGCACGCCTTCAAATGGAATAACGATTCTGGCATCAAAGTCGATTGTTTTTCCCAGCTCAACGATTGTGCGTACATCGCGATCGTTGTAGTAACGCCACGGGCAGGGGATCCCCTGCCGTTCGTATGAACGGCGCAAAATCGTGTTGTCGAAGTTGGCTCCATTTCCCCAAACCTGAACAAAAAATTCACCGGAGTTTGCGTCGATAAATTCCCGCAATTGTAACAGTGCATCATCTAACGGGATTTCATCGGTCATAATGGCAGATTGCGCTTCGCGTGATTGCTTAAGCCACCATTTAATGGTGTCCCGATCAATGACTCCGCCAGCAGTTTCCAGATCGATAGTCTTACTAAATTCCGGTCCCATATCTCCGGTTTGCGGATCGAAAAATATTGCACCTATTGAGATAATCGGGGCATCAGGATTGTTTCCCATGGTTTCAAGGTCGATCATTAGATGGTCACATGTCCTGCTGGTGGATGCGTCTATATGATGACCGTTCATATTAATTAAGGGATCTGTCACCTCGCCAGTTTCACTATCGCTGGCATGATGCTGATTGCCGCCAGGGTTCTCCTTGTGTGGATGTTCAGCACCTTCCATTTCCTCCGGATCATTTTCCTGAACTTCAACCTGATTCTCTTCATTGAATGTTTCCTGGTATGTTGCGTCGCCCATCGCCGCGCCACAATCAGGGCAGTTGCCCCCACCGCTCTGACCGCAGGTGGTGCAGACTTTTTCCGTTTCTTTCTGGTTCTGGTTCACAGAGTCGAGGGTTTCAATCCCCTTAACCCATTTTGGATCGTTCGGGTCGCTAATCCCTTCAACAAATTCTCCGCGAGAGGCAGCCAGTAATTTGTCTGCATCGACATGATTTTTGGGCGGAATGTTTTTCCGGGCTTCATGGAGTTCTGCCCGCAGTTTCTGATATTTCGCATCAACAGAATTTACCTGTGACTGAGCATCCAGCGGCTGCGTGTTCTGATGATGTTCAGTTGCATTCGGTTCCACTGTTTCAGCCGTTGCCTGTTCATCTGCCATTGCGCCAGATGGTTGTGGTTTTTCTTCATCGTCCTGTTTTCCTTCTTCTGTTACTCGCTGCGGCATCGGGGCAGAGGAGCGACCGCAGGCAATATCCACGATTTCCGGATCAGGGTTGGCATGATCGGTTTCAGTCAGTACTTTGTTCAGATATTCAGTGACGTGTGCGGGGATGACCTCGATCCCAATTGGTGCTTCTTTCACGGACGCAACCACGATGGCGCGGGAATAATCCAGCCCGCCAGGCATAGTGATGAATTTGTCGCGGAAAACAGAAAAGGGTGGTTTATTTTCAGCGATAATTTCCTCAATGCGTTTAGCATGTGCCGGATGAAGGTTATAGATGTCCACGTCCATTGAACGGGCCAGTACGCCAGTGGCTACATCGCGCGCCAGTGACGTCAGATCGTGGACGAAACCTTCGCCGCGATCGGTGAGGTTCCCGCCGCCAGCATTAGCACCGGAAGCCGTGCGAGTGATGCGTGAAACACGATTCCCTTTTCGCCATTCTTTTGTCAGAAGACCGCGATCAATGTGTTCGGTATCCAGCCAGGCTGAAATGAAATTCTTAAATTCATTGGGCTGATGTTTTTTCGTGATAGAGAACACTGCCTTAATTGCATCAGTCAGGCGGAGCAGGGCGGCATTATCCAGAGTTGTCGGTTCTGCCATGCTGCGTATGGCCAACAGCAGATTCTGGACATAGCTGTTTTCCTGATCCATCTCAAGAGCAGTAATGTGTTTGCGTTGTTCACGGGTGGCATGATGCAGGTATTTCCGATCCCCGGCTGCATACGTAAAAATGTGCAGAAGACGCTGTGTGAACCGCAAAGTGGCTACAGAGACTTCGCAATCCTGGCAATCCTCATGGGCGTCTGCCTGCGCGTTTTCTTCCTGGCCTCCCGCCAGTTCTTTGGTTTCTTGAGCATTATCCTGGTGGTGAATGTCGTCTGGCGCTGCTCCCGGTTTTAGTTCCCAGGTCATGGAGTCTTTGCTGAGTTGATAGCGTTCACTCCAGGTAAAATCGATCTCACCTTCAGGGGGAAGGTCATTAACGACAGGAAAATTTGTGGCAACAGCTTTAAAATAGTTGCTCAGTTTTTTACCTGACTTAACGATCAGGTAGTCCAGAGTGGCACGGGTCGATTCAAAATCATCACTTGCCCACAGGATGACGTCAGGTTCACCGGATGATTTTTTCGCTTTCCGTAAAAGGAAGAGTGGTTTTGTGCTCATTGTTTTTTAACCTCAACTCAGATTAAAATTACTGCGAGTGATGAATGAATGTCCCAGGTTCTTCACTCAGGCCTGCACACTGTGCAGGCTTTCTTTTTTTCAGATTTCACCGTTTAATTTCATTGCGATCAGGGTTGCCAGAAATCCGGCTTTTTTTTCTGCGGGCAGATTCTTTCCGATGTGAAACAGGCACATTTTTTTGACACCTTCGTGAAGTGTTTTAACGTTGCCTGATGGACCGTCGATATCAACCACAGTGAATGGGGTTTCTTTATTTTCTGTTTTAATCACGTAGCCAATACGCTTTCCTTCCAGATTAACTTCGTGAACAATGTCATCAGTAGTTACAACAGTGGCTTCATAACTGGTAATCATGTTTTTCTCCTTAATTAAGGTTGAGCGAATCACTGCCATTGCTGGCATATAAAAATGAAACCGGATATTTATTACGGTGCTGGTTTAAAGCCCTGCCGGGACTTCGTTATTATCCATGCGAATAACTTTATCGACCGGATAACAGTTACCGGGAATTTTCTGTTCCGCTGCGGCAGCCATGCATTCTTTCATTGAGCCGTATACGCCAGTAACCATGTCAACCGGTTCACCGGAAACAAGAAAAACCGTCAGAACAAGTGCAAATGTGGTATTCATTGCCAGCATCCTTTTTGCATCAGGCGTAAACGGGCCAGCATTGAAACAATGCATATTTGATTTAATAGCTCCCGTTCGTGTTTTCTCTTATTAATGGCATCTTCAGTAAATACGGGGTTACTGATTTTGACACCAATTTCAAAACAACCTTCAGACGTATTGACGTTTGGTAATAACGTTTCCATTATCGCGTCCTCAACAATGAATTTTGTGATGCGGTGCCTGGTGCCTCCAGGTGACGTTAACCAGTTAACAATTAACGCCGGATACAGAGAACCCACCCATAAGAACCAATACGGAGGTCAACTAGCCTTTTTAACTGTTCCGCGTGCGCTTAGCCGCATTCACCGCATCACAAAATTCACTTTAAAAAGGGCGGCAGAGCAGTCACGGAGTAAAACTGATACCGCCAAACGTCACCAGAAAATTGATAACAGAGGGCGTTGCAGCGGAGTTGTCACTTAAGTGTATGGTCAACCTGACAACCCGGTGCTTCATCGGGAAGACATGAACTCCCCGCCATACTTACCGCCGCGCCATTTCGCGGAGTGCCACAACCGGAAGCGCACGGTCGACGAAAATTTAACGACAGGCTATCTATGAACCAGCTACCTCGCCGTGCGCTTTCGCGTTATGGTCTGACTTTTCAGGGAAATATCCTTTCAGTAAACTGTCAGTTCCGGATGCTCACCCGTGTCCGGCGCACGCACTCCACCTCACCCGTGGAGAACTCCTTAATTACCAACCTTAGCTTCGTTGGTTAGCTATTAACGCGGGTATGTAATCATTCTGGCAATGCTTAATGCCGCTGCTTTTTCCAGCCTGGTGATATCCTGCTCCAGAGCGGACAGATTTTCAGCCTGCTTAGCCCTGGCTTCATTGGCCCATTTCAGATCCTGCGCTGCATTAATTTTCTGGCGCATCCACTCATAAAGTTCATCATCGGTATAGTCTGGCGCGATGATGACGGGTTCTCGTTTCTGCATGTCGACTCCTTGTGGTTCGTGTTGCCTGCTTTTAACCACATCAGGCGAGGTGGTATCCTGAAAGCCGACCAAAGCTTTACGGATAAATAAGTTATGTTGCAACCACCAATAAATCCGCTTAAAAATATGAAAATTGATTACTGGTATAAAGCACTTACAGTTGTTGGTGCTGCGTTGTTTGTCTTTAATGGAACATCTTTTTTTGACAGATACCCCGTTGTTCCACTGGCTTTTTTGTCCTCCGGTATTTTCTTCACTGGCCTTGGAGAGTGGATCAATCACCCTCTCAGAGTGAGATTTATTGGTCCCGGAGCCGTTGCCCGGGGGCATAACCGTTCTCCGTGCACACTCGGCATTATCTTCGATATATTGGGTGTCTGCCTGATTGTTACAGGAGTCGTCAAATTCTTCTGAAGAGAATCCACACACAGGGCATACAACCGGAATACGGCAAATGATTTCACCCGGCTCGATGTGTGGGTACTCGCCATCAATTTTTTGTTGCTCCCGTATGCCCATGTTGACCTCATTTCCCCTTAACGCCGGGGTAGCGGAACAAAAACCTGCTGCATAGTTAAAGTTGAACCCTGCCGTCATGTTCTTACGCCTCGGGCTGGCTACTTAACCCCTGACCACTGCCTGGTAACTCGAAGTATTGCCCGGCGTTCTGTGGGGCGGGGTGGGTTGGTGAACACATCATAAAACACACAAAATGTGTTAGTCAACACAAAAAAAGTGTATAAAGGGATAAAAAACTCCCATTCAAGAGGCGATGGGAGGTGGTTAGTTATTCGCTGTTACTGGGATATTGTTGGCGAGCATGTGCCACGCTTACAATTTCAATGCTTGAGGCAGCTACTTTGTACAGTATTATGTAGTTAGGGTGAGCCACTATCTCTCTCAATCCAGAAACCCGTTCGCTTGGCGGATATAGGTACGGATGCTCAGATAGGGGTAGTACAGATGTTTCAATGCGTATTTTTAGTCTGCGCGCTGCCGGAGGGTTCTCCTTGGCGATGTAAGTTATGATCTGACGCAAATCATCGCGAGCAGACGGTAACCATAATATGGGCAGCATTACACGCTCTCGCTTTCCGTGGCAATTTGATTGATGATTTTTTCCATTTTTGCCATTACTTCGTCGTGCGGAATTGCCGGGCGTGGATCTGCCAAACTTGCTGCAACCTTGGCGCGCAACCATTCGTTATAGCTGTTTTCTTGCTCGATAGTTTCAAATTCTGAGACTATTGGCGAAAGAACCGTGTTCATAATATACCTCTCCCGTATGGTTGTGATTATGCTCGACGTCCTTTTTGAGCGGCGAGCCATCTTGCAACGGTGCGATCCATTGATTCTTTTTTGTCTTTCATGTCCTTAAGCATTTGTTCTTGCTCTTCTTCTGGGAACGCCCCAAATGTTTGAAGTAAATCTCTTTGGCGCGGACCTATTTTCATTGAGTCAGGCACTACAACCTGTTCATCCTCGCTCGGAGGAAGCATGAACCAAAAAATAGGTCGTGCGGTTATTTGTGAAAGTCGATCTAAATTGTCAGGATTTGGACTAACCAAGCCCGCAGCCCATCGCTGCACTGTTTGTTGCGACACCCCAACTAATTTCCCAAGCTCCGCTTGACTCCAGCCTGTTTCAGACAAGAGTTTCTTTATTCTATATGCAGTGATCTCGAGTGTTTTCATACCAACAATTCTACTCAAAAAATGAGTAATACGCGACACACAAAAAACGAGTTTACACATACACGTTTTTTGTGTAACCTCCTTTCGCATAATGGAGGTACAAATAATGAATGAACATATTAAGAAAAAGGTTGCGGAAAAATTCTCCCAGCGAGAACTGGCTATGCTGATGAGCACGAAACAACAAAGTGTATCTCGTTGGTTCAACTCTAAGTTCCCTGCATCAAGGGTGATTCATTTGTGTCAATTGATGCAGTGGGAGGTTGTTCCCCATGAGCTCCGACCAGACATATACCCTAACCCAACCGACGGTTTACCTGTTGGATTCAAGGTTAACACATCAAATGCACCGGAGTTGATTCATGAAAATCAAGCATGAACACATCCGCATGGCGATGAATGCCTGGGCGCATCCGGACGGCGAGAAAGTACCGGCTGCAGAGATTGCCAAAGCGTATTTTGAGCTGGGAATGACGTTTCCTGAACTGTACGGCTACAGCCATCCGGAAGCCCTGGCTCGCAATACTCAGAAAATATTCCGCTGGGTGGAGAAAGACACCCCTGATGCTGTTGAAAAAATTCAGGCGTTGTTACCAGCGATCGAAAAAGCAATGCCACCTCTGCTGGTGGCCAGAATGCGCAGCCACAGTTCAGCTTATTTTCGGGAGCTGGTGGAGACGCGGGAGCGACTGGTGAGAGACGCTGATGATTTTGTCGCAGTGGCGATCGCTGGTTTCAACCAGATGAATCGTGGTGGTCCGGCAGGTAATGCAGTGGCTGTACATTAAGAACGTTTATGGGGTTAGGATGAAGCTCCTTTTTGCCGAACGCCCGCTGGTTATAAACACACAACTGGCTATGAAAATTGGTTTAAACGAGGCCATTGTGTTGCAGCAGCTGCATTACTGGCTGAGAGATACCAGTTCCGGCATGGAACACGATGGTGTTCGCTGGATTTATAACACAACGGATCAATGGCTGGAACAGTTTCCGTTCTGGTCAGAGTCAACGTTAAAGCGCGCGTTCGCAAGCCTGAAAACACAGGGGCTTTTGCGTAGCGAAAAGCTCAATAAGTCGAAGCGCGACATGACCAATTTCTACACGATTAATTACGAGAGTGAGCTTTTAGATGATGGCAAAGTGAGCGAATCGAGCAGGTCAAAATGCACCGCCCCATCAGGTCAAATTGACGCGATGGAAGAGGTCAAAGTGAAACGTTCCATTGGTTCAAAACGACCCAATGTCATCAGGTCAAAATGGCCCGATGATCCTACAGAGATTACTACAGAGATTACTACAGAGAATAAAAACACTTCTTGTCCGGACGCTTCGCAACCGGACGGACAGACAGCAGAACAGGATTTTTTAACCCGACATCCTGATGCAGTTGTGTTCAGTGTAAAAAAACGCCGATGGGGAAGCCAGGAAGATTTGGCGTGTGCGCAGTGGATCTGGGGGCGGGTTGTAAACCTGTACGAACAGGCTGCCAGCGACGATGGCGAGATCACGCGACCGAAAGAGCCCAACTGGACGGAATGGGCCAATGACGTGCGCATGATGCGGATGCTGGATGGCAGAACTCACAGGCAAATTTGCGAAATGTTCAGCCGGGCGCAGCGGGATCCGTTCTGGATAAAAAACGTCAGGAGCCCGTCGAAACTCCGCGAAAAATGGGACGAACTGGCAATTCGTTTGTGGCGCGGTTCTGCGCAGCGTTGTGTGAATCACATTTCTGAACCGGACACCGAAATTCCGCCGGGATTCAGGGGGTAACGGGCCATGAAAAATATTGCGACAGGTGGTGTTCTTGAGCGTATCCGTAAGCTGGTCCCGCAGCATGTAATCGCGCCGTACCGGACAGTTGACGAGTGGCGAGAGTGGCAACTGGCAGAAGAGCGAAAACGTAGCGAGGAGATCAACCGCCAGAATCGCCAGTTGCGGGTGGAAAAAATCCTGAATCGTTCGGGCATCCAGCCTCTGCACAGCAAATGCTCGTTTGCGAATTATCAGGTGCAGAACGACGGGCAAAAACACGCGCTGAGCCAGGCAAAATCCATCGCTGACGAACTGATGACCGGGTGCACGAATTTTGTGTTCAGTGGTAAGCCGGGTACCGGAAAGAATCACCTTGCAGCCGCCATTGGTAATCATCTTCTGGCGAAAGGTCGCAGCGTGATTGTGATAACGGTGGCTGATGTGATGCTGGCGTTACACAACAGCTACGACAACAAAAACTCAGGCGAAAAATTTTTACAGGGGTTGTGTGATGTTGACCTGCTTGTCCTGGATGAAATCGGAATGCAGCGGGATACGCGCAACGAGCAGGTCACGCTGAACCAGATAGTCGACCGCAGAACGGCTTCGATGCGTAGTGTCGGAATGCTGACGAATCTGAACCACGTAGCGATGAGTACGCTTCTTGGCGAGCGTGTAATGGACCGCATGGTCATGAACGGTGGTCGCTGGGTGAATTTTAACTGGGAGAGCTGGCGTTCGAATGTCAGACACCTGAGGGTTGTGAAGTAATTTTGTCCGGAGGAAATTTTAATGGAAACCGTTTTTGACGCGCTGAAAGCAATGGGAAAAGCCACATCCATAGAACTTGCTACGCGACTTGATATCAGTCGTGAAGAAGTGCTGAACGAACTATGGGAACTGAAAAAGGCTGGTTTTGTTGATAAAAGCGCGTACACCTGGCGTGTGGCTGATAACAACGTTCAGCAGGAACAGCCAGCGCAGGCAGAACTGCCGGAAGAAACCACCACAGCAACAGTAGCGAAAATCTCAGAGTGCGATTTAACCGCGACGATTGAACAACGCGGACCACAAACGGCGGATGAGCTGGATGCGGTGTTCGGTACCACATCACGCAAAGTGGCTTCAACGCTGGCAATGGCAATCAGCAAAGGTCGTCTGATTCGCGTAAATCAGGACGGTAAATTTCGTTACTGCATGCCGGGCGATAATTTACCAGCAGAGCCGAAAGCCGCGCTGGTAACGGAAAGTGATGGTAAGGCCTTTCCTCAGCCAGCAGGTGTTGCGTTACCAGTACAGGAAGTTGCAACACAGGAAGATATAAAAACAGAAACTGTGGCTGATATTGTGCAATCGTTACCATCGTTTACTGAAACGCGAGCGGATGACCTGGTTTTACCATCGCTGCATATGGCAAACCGCGAATTGCGTCGGGCGAAAAGTCATGTCCAGAAGTGGGAGCGAGTCTGTGCCGCGCTGCGGGAGCTGAACAAGTACCGGGATATTCTGCGGGATATTGCCGCCACCAGAGAACAGCAGCGGTGAGTGGCTGGAAGAAGTGGTGCCGTGCGGAAATTATGATACTCCGGCAGTGTGCGGGAGCGATGACAGTCGAAAGCATCGGTTATCTGATTGGCCGTAGTGAGTCAGCCGTCAGGACGAAAGCGCGGGAACTGGGTATCAGTCTGATGTTGCGGGGTGATTTTCACCAGTCGGTAAAAATTCCCCAGAGCAGTGTTGAGGTGATACGACAGCTACATGAGCAGGGCATTTCAGGTCGCGAGATAGCGGAAAAATTCGAAATGCCGCTGCGCACGGTGAATAACTATGTTTATTTCGACAGGAGGGTACAAGGGTGAGGGTTTATATCGCCGGTCCAATGACGGGGTATGAAAATTTCAACCGTGAGGCGTTTCACAAGGCAGAAGAGGAACTGAAACGGGAAGGGCATACAGTCTTGAACCCGGCAGTACTTCCGGACGGGCTGACACAGCCGCACTACATGGATATCTGCATGGCAATGATACGTAGCGTGGATGCGATTTATATGCTGAAAGACTGGCAACGGTCAGCAGGCGCTAAAGCGGAAATGGCTCTGGCGGAGAAGCTAGGGCATGTGGTTGTTTTTCAGAGGGGGCGATATGCCGATTCTCTGGTTTCAGGAGGTGTGGGAAAAAGAAATGTGGGAAGGTCTTGTGATTGTGGCCGAAACAGTTCTTTTATTATGGTCTGTGATTGCGTGTATTTTTATGATTTATTGTGAATGATGTGAATCTCGCGGTGGCCACTGAATTGCAACCATTACCCCCTGTGATGTAATTGTGGGGTAATGGTTGCGCAGGCATAGCGACAGGACTGGATGAGAAAAATATGACAAAATTTACCAGAGAGCAATTGATTGCTCATGCTAATGAAAGTGTGAAATCCATGAAATTTGCTGCGGGACAGACCGCGTTTAAGACTTCAAGAGTTGCCATTGAAATGGATCTTGCACTTGCCCGTATTGCGCTTGCCTCACTTGAAGCAATGCCAGTTGCATGGTCCTGTGCTAACAATATGGTTTTGTTCAATGCTGAATCTGTTGCGGCATACGCAAAACACTCAGCCATTGCGCCAAAACCCCTGTACGCTGCGCAACCGGCATCACTTTCACATGAGGAAGAGTTGACAATGCTGGTTAAACAATTGGTAAGTCAGTTGAAAAAAGCGAAACCAGATTGCAAATTACCGGAGAAGGCGATGGACTACCTGAAGCGGAACGAACTGATAAGTGCAGAGGATGTTTTACGATGACCTGGCCGGAGGCATTCACAACGACAGGAATTGCAATGGCGGTAGCACTTGTTGTGTATTCGATTTGCCGCTGGGGATAAAAACGGTTTGCAGTGAAAGGGGAGTTAAGTAGAATTGCTGCGGGTGCTTGAGGCTATCTGTCTCAGGCATGAACACCAAAAGGCAGATAGAGAAAAGCCCCAGTTAACATTACGCGTCCTGCAAGACGCTTAACATTAATCTGAGGCCCAATCTATGTCTCACAAATGTAGGTTAGCCTCTTACGTGCCGAAAGGCAAGGAGAAGCAGGCTATGAAGCAGCAAAAGGCGATGTTAATCGCCCTTATCGTCATCTGTTTAACCGTCATAGTGACGGCACTGGTAACGAGGAAAGACCTCTGCGAGGTACGAATCCGAACCGGCCAGACGGAGGTCGCTGTCTTCACAGCTTACGAACCTGAGGAGTAA